CAGAGCAAGACGCCCTTAGTCCGAATGCCTTGGAGTCAGCTTGGGAATGGTATACCTCTGGACCTAGACAGCGTTTACAGCCTGGTGGAGCTATAGTATTAGTTATGACGCGTTGGTCTTCTATAGATCTAACAGCAAAATTGCTAGACTCTCAAAAGGAAGCACTTGCAGACCAATGGGAAATGATAGAGTTTCCTGCTATTTTCCCAGAAACAGACAATCCTTTGTGGCCTGAGTTCTGGCCTAAGGATGAATTATTAAAAGTTAAATCCTCTATTCCTGGAATTAAATGGAATGCTCAGTGGATGCAGAATCCTACAGCTGAAGAAGGAGCCATTATAAAAAGAGACTGGTGGAAGCGTTGGACTCAAAAAAGCATACCACCTGTTAAATATATTATGCAGTCATACGATACTGCTTTTTCTAAAAAACAAACTGCTGACTTTTCAGCTATATCTACTTGGGGTGTTTTTAAACCCTCAGAAGATTCTCCTGATTGTTTAATATTATTAGACTGTCAAAAAGGTCGATGGGACTTTCCAGAGCTAAAAGAAATAGCTATGCGTGAGTACACTTATTGGGAATGCGATATGGTTCTTATCGAAGCCAAAGCATCTGGAACTCCACTTACTCAAGAGTTACGGCGAATAGGTATTCCTGTTGTTAATTACTCTCCGACTAGAGGCCATGATAAACATTCTAGGATGCACTCGGTTGCGCCTATCTTTGAATCAGGAATGGTATATGCACCTAACAAGACCTTTGCAGAGGATATGATAGAGGAATGTGCGTCATTTCCATTTGGTGCTAACGATGATTTATGTGATACTATGACTCAAGCTTTAATGAGATTTCGCGAAGGCGGATTTGTCTCGTTAAATAATGATTATGAAGATAAAGAAAGAGAAATAAGACAGAGGGTTTATTACTAATGGCAATTGAAAGACAAGTACCAGATCCAGCTCAAATTGCAGAACCAGTACAAGATTTAACAAACGAAAGATCAACTGAAGATATTGATGAAGAAATTATTGAAGTCTTGGATGCTATGGGCGAAGGCGAAGATAATATTCAAATGCAAGAGGACGGTTCTGCAATATTAGGCCCAGAAGAGCCAATGATGCCAGAAGTAGGTTTTGCAGAAAATTTAGCAGAAGTTATATCACCTCAAGAACTTTCTACTATCTATATAGAATTAGTGGGAGCTATTGAAAGCGACAAATCATCTAGACAAGATTGGGAAAATACTTATACAGATGGATTAAAGTATTTAGGTATGAAGTTTGACGATAATAGGTCTGAGCCTTTTGCAGGTGCTAGTGGTGTTATTCATCCGTTATTAGGAGAATCTGTTACTCAGTTCCAAGCGCAAGCATATAAAGAATTATTACCAGCTGGAGGCCCTGTTAAAACTCAAGTAATAGGTGCTTATGATGGTTTAGTTGAAGAGCAAGCTCAAAGAGTTAAAGAGTTTATGAACTATCAAATTACTCACGTTATGGAAGAGTATGACGAAGAACTAGACCAAATGCTTTTCTATCTACCTCTTGCAGGCTCTGCATTTAAGAAGGTTTATTACGATGAAACACTAGGCAGACCTGTATCAAAGTTTGTAGCTCCAGAAGATTTAATTGTTCCTTACTATACAACTGACTTAGAAACCTGTTCGCGAATTACTCATGTTGTTAAGATGCCAGAAAATGATGTAAGGAAATTACAAGCTATTGGCTTTTACAAAAATGTAGATGTTGAGTCTGGAGATAACGTTACTTTAAATTCAGACATACAATCAGAAAAAGAAAAGTTAGAAGGTATGGAGCCAAGTTATGATGATGGTGAAGTATCTGTTCTATATGAAGTTCATTGTAATTTAGATTTAGAAGGCTTTGAAGATATGGGTCAAGATGGTGAGCCTAGTGGAGTTAAGTTGCCTTATATCGTAACAATAGATTCTAACAGCGAAAACATTTTGGCTATCAGAAGAAACTTCAAAGAAGAAGACCCAATGAAGAAAAAGACTGAATACTTTGTTCACTTTAAATTTCTTCCTGGTTTAGGATTCTATGGATTTGGTTTAACACACATGATAGGTGGTTTATCTAAGGCTTCTACATCTATTGTAAGGCAGTTAATTGATGCTGGTACTTTAGCTAACTTACCTGCTGGTTTCAAAACTCGTGGTATTAGAATTAGAGATGAAGATACCCCAATACAACCAGGTGAGTTTAGAGATGTTGATGCGCCAGCAGGCTCACTTAGAGATGCTATTCAGCCATTACCATTTAAAGAACCAAGTGGTACTTTACTTAACTTATTAGGGTTATTAGTACAATCTGGACAAAGATTTGCTTCTATAGCAGATACAAATATTGGAGAGGGTAACTCTCAAGCTCCTGTAGGAACTACTTTGGCTCTTATGGAAAAATCAAGCAAAGTATTATCTGCTATTCATAAAAGATTACATAACGGTCAGAAAAAAGAATTTAGATTATTAGCCACTATTTTTAAAGATAGTCTGCCTCCTGTATACCCTTATGCGGTATCGGGAGGTAACATGCAGGTTAAGCAACAAGACTTTGATGACAGAGTTGACATATTCCCAGTAAGCAATCCAGATATATTTTCTACTAGTCAAAGAATAGTTATGGCGCAAGAAATGATGCAATTAGTTCAATCTAATCCAGAAATCCATGGTCCTGGTGGAACTTATGAAGCTTACAGAAGAATGTATGCTGCTTTAGGTGCAGATAATATAGACCAATTACTGATGCCACCACCAGATACAACTCCTAAACCTATGGAGTCTGGTATGGAAAATAGTGGTCTTATGATGGGTGGGCCAGCTCAAGCATTTCCAGAGCAAGACCATGATGCACATATAGCTACTCACGTGTCTTTATTAAATATGGCTCCTGTGCAAATGAATGCTCAGATACAAGGAAATATACATTCACATATCATGCAGCATTTACAGTTAAAAGCAGATGCAATTGCCCAACAACAAATGCCTCCAGAGGCTATGCAGCAGTATCAACAAATGCAACAACAAGCTCAACAAATGCCTCCTCAAGAAGCAGCTCCAGTTATGCAGCAAGCTCAGGCTATGTTAGCTCAATTTAGTTCGCCAATCATGTCTGAACTAATGCAACAATTCTCTCAACAAGTATCAACTCCACCAGAAGAAGATCCACTTGTAACGATTAGAAAACAAGAGCTTGCACTTAAGGGTCAAGAGCTATCTCAAGATCAAGAACAGTTTGAAGCTAAAGAAAGAATGAGAATGGAAGAAAAGCTACGTCAAGATAAGATTGATGTGGAAAGAATACAGGCTCAAAAAGATATAGCAGAGCTAAAAGACGATACAACTAGAGATAGAATGGATCAACAAAAAGAACTTAAATTAATTGATATTGGTTTAAAACAATTGTAAGGTACACTATATGAAAAACGTAAAAGTATTAAAAGGAAAACAAGGTTACTCTAATAAGGGTTCCGTGCCATTTAAAGCTGTTTCAGAAGCACCTAAAAAAACTAAAGCTTCCTCTACTCCAGGAATGGGTAAAGGGAAAGCAAGAGGTATGGGCGCTGCTGAATTTGGCGGCAAGTTTTCTGGTATATATTAAATGTCAGTTCTTTGGCTGTCTGAACAGCTAAAAAAAAGAATTGCTGAAAAGAAAGATGATATTCAAGTATCCATTATGAATGGTACTAAAAATGTTGAAGAGTATCATTATCTACGTGGGCGCTACAATTCTCTCGCCGACCTAGAATCTGAACTTAGAGAATTGCTAAAAAAGGTAATAGAAAACGATGAGCAAGGTAATAGTTCCTGAACATGTCGCAAAAGCAGTAGAAAAAGATAATCTACTAAAAGCAAAAGAAGAAAAAACCCCAGAAGCGGTAAAAGAAGTAGAAAACGCTTATACAGAAGCTTCTAAAAGAGTATTGGATCCTTCCTTGCTCGATAAATCATTTTTAGAACGTATGCCTCAGCCTACAGGGTGGAGGATTCTTATATTGCCATATAAGGGCAAAGGTGTAACTGAAGGCGGTATTCAGCTAGTTAAAGAAACAGTTGATAGAGAGTCATTAGCAACAGTAGTATCCTATGTTGTTAAAATGGGGCCTATGTGTTACTCAGACAAAAACAAGTTTGGAGATACTCCTTGGTGTGAAAAAGGAGATTGGGTGCTAATTGGTAGATATGCAGGAGCTAGGTTTAAACTTGGCGACGATGCAGAGTGCCGTATTATAAACGACGACGAAGTTATCGCGACTATTGAAGATCCCGATGATATCGTTAGCGCATAACGTGAGGAGGACTCATGCAAGAACCACAAATGAATGAAGAAGTACAACAAGATCCTATAGAAGATGGGGAGATTGTTGAGCTAGAAACAGAAGAATCTGCTGAAGATAAAGAAGTTGAAGCAGTAGTAGAAAATGTTTCTGAAGAAGAAGAAAAGAAAGTTAAGAAAGAAGACGAATTAGAAGATTATTCTAAAGGCGTTCAAAAAAGAATAGCTACGCTTACTAAAAAAATGAGAGAGCAAGAGAGAGCAGCTAATTCTGCTTATGAATATGCTCAATCATTACAAGCAGAGAATCAAAAATTAAAACAAAGCAGTACAGAGTTAAATAAAAATTATTTATCTGAAGCTCAAAACAGATTGAACTCTCAA